AAAACACCTACTGAGATAGCACCGTCTAAGTCACCCTGGAATTCTTCACGAGCAATAAAGTAATCTGCTGTGACATTACCATTGCCGGCTGCCACTGTTACGTTTGTGAAAGCACCTGTGCCAATTTGGATATCGCCTTCTGCAAAAGACGCATACACAGCATCACTTATATCAGTTGTGAAATTTGTAGCAGTGCTTTTTATCACCAATGTGCCAGCACCATTGTCTTTGATAATGCTGTTTGAACCATCATGGTAAAGTTCTAAATCACTGTTGTTACCTAATCTAACAAAGCGATTGTCTGCTAATTTGACGTTACCATCACTGAGTTCTATGTTACCGCTGTTTACTGTTATATCTGTATCAAAGTACACCATGCTATCGATACGGGCATGACGAGTGACTCCATCATCAGTATAATATTCTGTGGGACCGTGAAATTGTATGGCTCCGGCACCGTTGTCATGAATAATACTGTTTGAACCATCGTGGTAAATTTCTAAGTCACTGCTGTCACCTAACTTGATGTATTGATTGTCACCTAAAGTGATGTTACCACCATTAACATCAAATGATGTTGCAGTGATAGTGCCTGCTGTGTTGATGTCGCCTTGATATGCGCCTATAGCAGTATTTGCTCTATCCGTGGTGTAATATAAGTTAGCACCTTCTGTTAAATCAGTTGTGGTTTTAGTAGCAAAGTCTGCATCAAACAGTGCACTGGCATAATATTTGTTAGTGGTGCCTTCTGTTAAGTTGTCAGTTGTTTGTGTGGTAAACCAAGTATTTGCATTTGTGTTTGTGAAATACTGATTGGTGTTACCTTCAGCAAGTTCATCTGTGTTGATAGGCAGAATAACAGGATCGGGCACAGGATTAAAACCTGGTGCAGAGAGATCTCTGTCGTCATAATGTTGATATAGTCTGCCGTCTGTGTTATGCCAACCAATACCAGACGTCGCTCTCAATCCTGCTGGAAGTGCCTCTGGTGATACAGCAAACACAAGATCTGGGCCGTTTGTGGTGAATCCTGTGCCTCTTGCATTGAATACGCCTGTAGCAAGAGTGCTCATATTGGTTATGTTTTCACCACCATATACTACCTTGCCAAAGTATGCATTAACATTAACAAGACCATCACTGTCTCCCAGGATGGTTTCAAGACCGCTTGCAGTTAGATATAAATTTGTGCTACCTTCTGTTAAATCATCTGTGGTCAGTGGTCCAAAGTTGGATATGTTTCCTGAGCCACCCAATGAAATATTAGTGCCGTTAACAGTGATTGTGTTTACAGGCGTGTCAAATCTCACAAGGCTTGCATAATATTTGCTACCATTGTAACTGACTGTGAGTAGACTTTGTGCACCTACATCTGGTTGTGGAATTGTTTCATCGTTGGCAAATTCCCAATTAGTCCAGTTGCCGGTATGCGTGGTTGTGTCAATCACAAATCCTGCAACAGCATTTTGTGTGAGCACAATACTGATACTGCCACCTGAGGCCAAGTTACTGAATGAAATGCCTGTGATGTTGCCTGCTAAAGTTGCACTGTGAATTGTGCCTTCGCTGGCATCAAATGTCACATTGCCAAACACCGACCCTTTGTCTACTGCAACTGTTTCTGAATATTGCTTTAATTTAACAACACCATTCTCAATGGCGTTTAGGGTGAGTGCATCTGAGAAGTATAAGTTAGTGCTACCTTCTGTTAAATCATCTGTTGTGCCTGCACCATTAAGATATAAGTTGGTAACACCTTCTGCTAAGTCATCTGTGGTCTTACCACTAAAGATTGCGGCTTCATCAATTGAAATAACACCTGTTGTGCTGTTGTATTCAATTGGTGCTGTGTTGCTTAAATGTGCTCTTACTTCTGCCGCACTTGGACCTGTGTAAGTGAATACACCGGTGTTTGCCGCATAAGTCAGTGAGCCGTCGCCTCCTGCATCTACCACAGAGAAAGCGGCTCTAATAATTGAGTTACTTACAGAACTGGTGTTGCTAACAATGATGTTGCTAACAGAGGTGCTTACATTTACTGTTTCTGTGTTAGCATTTACAGTTACATTCGGTTCTGTTACTGTTACGGTTACATTTGCCATGCTGTGTCTCCTTAACTAACCGATGATACTGTTATTGTTATGTCTGCGCCTCCGCCGGCACCTAAGTCGGCATCTACTAACTCGATGGTCTCGCTTACTCTGTATGAGTTACCTCTGTTTGTGATGTTAACAGATGTTACACCTGTGTTACTCACATCAACAACAAATTCTGCTTCAACACCATTTGCTGAACTTAATCCAGTAACTGTGTATGTGCCTTCTAATCTGTTTGCATCTGTAACTGCATTATCAGTGAATCCTGTGATTGCGCCCACGCCATACTTGATAAAGTTGCTGTCTAAAGTTGGGTCGCCTTCGCTGTTTGTGCCTGGTCTGTATCTTTCTAAAATTGCCCATCTATGAGAACTGGTCACTGGGTTTGTGCCTTCTGAGTCTGTCCAGGTTACTGAGAATATTGTGATTGGCACATTTGCTCTTGCGTTAGGCAACATTTGTCCAGCATATCTACCACTTGGTATTGTGACATTTACTGTGCCTGCGGCATTGTTTCTATCAGTGACGTATGTAGCGGAACTTGGTGTCACATTAGCAAAATATCCTATGATATTGCTGTTAGCAAAATTAGGCAATCCATCTGTGCGTGAATATGCAACTTCATCTACTATCAGCGTTTGGTAATCTAATGTGAAAGAATAATTGGTGATATCAACATCGTATGCGTATTGATACATCTGTTGTGTATCTGGGAAAAGTTCAATTACTTGAACATTGTCTGAACCACCTACGTAGTTCTTAAAGTCTAAAAGTCGACCGCTCATTGTGTTCTCCTAAGGGATAAGACAACTTGCCTAAGGACAAGTTGAATGTTTAATTACGTTTTATATTTATCCAAATTTTAATTTTATGTGGCAATATAAAGTTGTTTATACAAATATGGGTAACGAATTCTCACTGTGCCTTTATCTCCGTTTGTTCCGCTGAGATAAACAGTAGAACCTGTGCCACAAGCAGTTCCAGCACCAGCACCACCGCCACCATAACCAGTTACAGGAGCAGTTGCGGCATACGCAACACATGGATTGCTGTCATCAAAGTATCCACCATTACCAGCATTGGTACCGCCAGCACCACCATTGTTATCACCACCACCTCCACCACCGGAGCCGAATATTTCCACTGTGCCCATGATGTTAGATGCAGTGCCTTCACCACCTGCTCCGCCATTTGCACTTCCACCAAATATGCCATCAGGATTAACTTTGGTAGCATTTGTGCCGCCGGTGCTAACACCACCACCACCGCCTCCAGCGGCTGTTTTGCTGTTGGACTGTTGTGTGTTGGTTGCTACAACACCAGCACCACCATCACCTCCATTGGTGCTTGTGCCACCTGCTGGTGATATAATAGGATAATCTATTTGTCCAGCACCACCTCCAGCGCCTGCATCAGTTCGACTGGTTGCTTCTACGCCATCATAACCACCGTCACCACCTACTTCTGATCTCAGACCCCGGAATATCACATCGGTGTTACCATATTCTTGGAACTTGTAATTTGTTTCTGAGAATGCTGTTGCTGATTCTGTGTTTTCTTGCACTTGGCCGCCACCGCCACCTGCTCCACATTGTCTTTCCCAATATGTGTAACCGCCGGGTGAACCCGTTTGATATGTTCTACTACCGCCACCATCACCACCAGCACCTACTACCAGGTATCTAATATCAATGTTAGCAGGATACAATCCAAGACTGGTTATGGTGAAACCTTCTGCATTGTATGCTATGTTAGCACCTGAGAACTCATGTATTCTATAACCGATTGGCAATGATTCAACACCACCACTTAGCGTTGTGATGTTACCACCTGTGGCTTCTATGCTTTCTGCGTTACGCACAATGATATTAGGTGATGTTTCTAACAAGTCATCTCCCACAGTGCTTATGATTTGTACTGTGATGTCTACATTGGTTGTGTCATTAAAGTTCCAACTTCTATCAATGCTGGCAGCCAGTGAAAAGTTACCATTGCTGTCTGTGGTGAATTGTCCAGTTGTTGCACTTGTGTATATTTCTGTGTTGCCTGTCCAGTTATAATTAAATGTTGTTGAACCAGGTAAGTTACTGTCAATGTTGAATGTCACAGTCTCTGAGTTATTGCTCAACACAGGATTCCAACTGTTTATGCGTGTGAAAGGTTGATCACCTGCTGTGCCGGTGCCTGCTCCATAATGTGCTTGATTGTTGAATGATATTCTCTTAAACATGTTTAGTCTCCGGCATCGGGCAATGTTACACCATTTTCTGTGGCCCAATCATCAATGTTGATAAATTCACCATTCACAACTATGATCCTTTCTGCTGGCCCTCTGTAGTTGCCTTCAGAATCAAACAATCTTAATATTTGTGCTTCTGGATAAAATTCAATCATTCAGCATCTCCTTATTCGGGCCTTGTTGGCCACACAACATCACTCATTCGAGTTGCACTTGCGTGTGTTGTGGTTATATCTCTGAGTTGTTGTCTATATGTTGCCCACTCTGCACGTTTTGCTTCAGTTAAGGGTGAATCTGCACCTTGTGTCCAATCACTGACTGCTAATCTCAGAGTTCTTTCTTTTCTTATTTCGTCTTGTATACTTGGCTTTTGTAACTGAACAGGCTGAGTAACCAATGTCATTGTGTCTAAATCAATCTTTTGTTTGCTTTTGTTCAACACAGTGCCCACTTCACTTTCTAACACGCAACTCACATTTGTGTTCATTTGACAGTTCATGTGTGCAGATGTAGGCGACATCTTTTTAACAAAATGTATATCACCAGTTGTTGAATTATAAAATATATATTTCTTCATGTTATGGTCCTATACTCCCTGGTGGTAAAATTGGCAAGTAATCATCTGACTTAGTGATACGCTTGTCCTGATTAGCAACAGTAAAGCCTCTCACAGTGCCTCCACTGGCGCCCATATCATTGTTAGCAAAATGAGTTACACCCATAACATTAGCCAAATATGTTTTTGTGCTACTTATTGCTGGACGTCCTATAGAAGTAGCAATGGTGTTTGCTCTATCAGTGCTGATTTCATAATTGAACTGAACTATGTATGTAGTAGGAATATTTGTTCCTGGGAATGATTCAGTAACACCTTGGCCAGCAAATGTTTCGAATATATCTACGTTTGCGTTTGCTGTGTATTTGCCTGTTACAGGATCAATGTCAAATTCTTTGTAGCGCACTTCTCTGCTGGTGTTGTATGCAACATGATATGTGTCTGTGGCAATAGTGCCACCATAAGGTATTGCTGAGTTAACTGCTGTGAACTCACCATAATCAACACCACCTAAATCAATAAATTCTGTAGGTCCTAATTGACTGTTTGCCGATCCTAAAGGTGCACTAACCACAGCCGCATTCACCATGTTGAGATTTGAAAAATCATCTTCTTCCTGCAACCCTGCTTGGATAGGACCTTGTGTGTTTCTGCTTATACCACCTATATAACTGATAGGCACTGAAGGAATGTTCACCCTGGATGTTCTCATGCCAGCAGGACCATTGAAATGGATATCAAAATCTATTTCATAAGATTCGGCGATTGGTAAATTTGGATTGGTTGGATCTGGAACCTGCGGTGCTGGTATGGGCACAGGCACAGTAACATTAGAACCAGGCTCATATGTGGCATCACCGTTTGCCGGCAAATGTTCATAACAGAAATGTCCAGGCTGATCAATGCCAGCAACATTCATGTTTGCCAAGTTGATACAGATGGTTTCAATGTCTGGTATGTTGGGTATTGTTATTGGGAAATTGATGATTGGTCCACCACCTGGTGTGCCTGGAGGATACACAACGTTTGTGTTGCCCAAGCCCACATTGCCTACCACGTTACCTGTGTTTGGATCAACAATGTTTGCATTACCTGATGTTGGGTCATCCACAATAGTCACGTTGCCAGTCACAACATTGCCGATGTTACCCAAATCTACATTGCCCCATTGTCCTGTCCACCAGCCTGGAATACCACTAACACCTGGCTCACCTCTGCTTTGAACATTTGAATGTGTGTAAACATCATCTGAGTATTCTAATAATACTAATTTTGCAGCCAGCATACCATCCACTGTTTCTTGTTCAGTTGTACGCATACAGCGGAACAATTTGTTACTGAATCCATATTCTGTGTTGGTCAATTTAACTACATCACCAGCATCAACTGTGATTGCTTCATAATCTGCTTCTAATTCAACCACAAGGCTTGTTCTACTCTGACGCAAGTCGATGTTTGCTAAGTTCTCTACTCTGGTGTTATCGTTCACCAATGGATAACGTGTGGTTAACTTGTTCTCTGGTTCATTAGGGTTTCTGTCACCTGCAGGTGTTGTCACAAACACAGTATCTGTTTGGTCTTTCTTGATCACTGAAGGATATTCAACTTCTATTTTGTTATACAATCCATAGAGATCAGTTGATGTAATTGATATTGGACCAATTAGGTTGTCATCGTTGAATTGATATGCGGCATTCTTTTCAGCAGTGGTCGCGGCTCTGTTGGGGACTACGGCAAATTTACCTTCTTTTGGATTATAGGTAAAAAAGGTGCTACATGTCTGACACAATGTATCAATGTTCTGTTTTACTGGCACATAGGTGGACAACATGCCATCTACCTGCCATCTTGCATGCACATCGCCTACACCTTGGTCTGTGGTGTATGCTACCGATGCAGTTGAATAATCATACAAGTCATCAAACGATGCTAAATCTAAATCTGTGTTGCTGAGTCCTGCTCCGTATCTGTCATTCTGTAAGTAATCCAACAACACATTAGAGGGTTCACTGAGACTGTTTGTGATATCATAGTTGATTGCACCCAAACCTGTAAGTCCATTCTCTGGATCATAGTCCATTTCAAATACAGCATATACTAAATTAGCATAACTGGTAGTGCCATCAATTGTGGGCAATAAAGTTGTTGCGGCAACTGCACCTGTTGTGGGGAATATCTGATTGCTGGCGGCTGTGCCACCTGCATATACTCTACAACGCATTTTACCATTCACTTTGTTTGATGCTGTGGCGTTTGGATCAATGGCTGATGTTACTGTTGCACCACTAAACACAAGTTCTGTGTCATCACGATATATTTTATTAATAGTATATGTGCCTGTGTCTGTTTTTTCACCAATACACATTGCATATATCATGGTGTTGTTTTGGTTTTTAATACCTGCATCCACAATGATTGCACCTGTGACGTTCCTACCATAGAACACAGGTAACTTGTTGTCTGTTTGTGGTGGTAATTGTATCTTGACACCAGGATCTTTTTGTGAAGCCATTTGTGGTGGTTTGAACACACCTAAGACTTTGGCAGTTCCAAATGCTAATCCACCTGCAATGATTGATGTAGCGATGGTTGCGGCAATACCGGTAAGACCTATTGCACCTACGATTGCTGTTGCTATTGCTGTAAATACTGCCATCTGTTATCCTTTATACACATAGTTACGTTCTACTTGACTCCAACCACGCTTTTCTAAATTCAAGTCAGGTGATTGTGACATCAATGTCAAAGTAAAACCATCTATCTTGCCTGTTTGTTGTAGTTGTTCTCCCACATCTACATATTTTTTTAATAATTTATAACCCAAAGAAGTCATTCTGTAAGGTTCTTCTACCCACCATGCTATTTCTCTCATGGTCTTTACATGTGGTAACCAAGGATCTGAGTTGATCATACCAATCAACATGCCTTGTAATTCACCATCTGCTTCTCCTACAATGATAACACCATTTTGCATAATGTGTGATAACAATGTTCTCACATGTCTATCATTGTATTGTGGATCATGATGTGCCGCATAAGGTGAACTGTTGGCAAAATTAATCATCATATCCATTATTCTATCAAAATCTTTTATATCTGCAAATCTAATCATTGTTGTTATCTCAAGTTAACATTAATACCACTGAGTGGTCCACCGCCTCCACGGCCACCGCCACCGCCACCGCCACCGCCATAGCCGGTGCCTCCGGTGTATTCTCTACCAAAGTCGAACTGCACATTGTGTAACTCTGGCACTCTGTTGAATGTTCCATCTCCAGGAAAAAATTGTTGTCTATCAGTTGGGTTAGTTCTTTGTCCTGCTAT